GTTCCATCGGATTATACTTTGGTACGTAGAGGTAAGCGCAAAGATTATTTTACTGGTGCTTTGCCTTGGCCACAAAAAGGTGCGGCGGTAAGTTTACCTTTAGGTACTTCAGCACCTGTTTTGTCTAATAATACAAATATTATTTTGTCTGATGGTACAAATCAGTATGGTTTGTATTCTAAGTTAGGTTCTGGTACTGCTGCATATATGCCTCATAATGATAATACGGCTATGTCACAGACCAGATTTGGTTCTAACACTGGTTTATATGCCGATTTAAGTACTGCTACTGCTGCTACTATTAATCAGTTACGTCAATCTTTCCAGATTCAGAGATTGCTCGAGCGTGATGCGCGAGGTGGTACACGTTATACTGAATTGTTACGTGCTCATTTTGGTGTTACTCCACAAGATTATCGTTTACAGCGTCCTGAATATATTGGTGGAGGTTCCACTTATGTCAACGTTAACCCGATTGCGCAGACTTCTGCTACTTCGATTTCTGGCGGTGCTACTCCGCTTGGTAACTTGGCTGCAATGGGTACTGCGTTGGCTAGTGGACATGGTTTTACGTATCATGCTCAAGAACATGGATACATTATTGGATTAGTAAACGTGCGTGCTGATTTGACATATCAGCAAGGTTTACCACGTATGTGGTCACGTTCTACTCGTTATGATTTTTATTTCCCAGTATTTGCTCATCTTGGCGAACAAGCTATTTTGAATAAGGAAATTTATGTAACTGGTACGTCTACAGACAACGATGTATTTGGTTATCAAGAACGTTGGGCGGAGTACCGTTACAAGCCAAGCCAAATTACTGGTTTGTTTAAATCTACTTCTTCAGGCACTATTGATGCTTGGCACTATGCTCAGAAGTTCACATCATTGCCTACTTTAAATGCTACATTCATTCAAGAAACGCCTCCTATTGAGCGTACTACAGCTGTAGGTAGTGCTGCTAATGGTCAGCAGTTTTTGATGGATGCGTTTTTCGATTGTAAGATGGCTCGACCAATGCCTATGTACTCTGTACCTGGCTTAATCGATCACTTCTAATAGGTTTTAATAACCGGGCTACTTGGTAACAAGTAGCTCGGAAACGGAACGGAGTGGAGTATGGGTTTATTAGGTTCACTTGGTGGTATTGCTTCTGTAGCAGGTGCTGCTATGGGTCAGCCGTGGTTATCGGCTGCAGGTGCAGCTCTTGGTGCTATGGGCAATCAAGAGTTTCAATCTGATGAAGCTCAGATTAACCGTGATTTTCAGGCCGATATGGCCAATACGTCGTTTCAGCGACGTGTTGCGGATTTAAAGGCTGCAGGTCTTTCGCCGATGTTGGCGTATTCTCAAGGTGGTGCAGCTGTGCCTAGCGGTAGTCAGGCTAGTTCAGCTGCTAATATTGGTGAAGCTTCAGCTTCTGCCGGTTCTACGGCAAGGCAAATTAATATTAATCGTGAAACTGCGCTTTCACAGATTAATTTGCAAGATTCGCAAGAATCGCTAAATAGAGCTCAAGCATTTAATGTTGATGCGGATACGCAAATTAAATTGCTTGAAGCGTCTGAGCATTTACCTGCGAAGATTAAGAATGTGTTGCAAGACACATTGACTAAAGGTGCTTATGCACGTGCATCTATTGCTAATGCACGTACTACTGAGTACCTTATGCCCCAAGCTATGAAAATGGGTTCAGCTTGGAGTTCGCAAGCCGGAACTGCTGCGGCTTATGGTAAGTTGGTTAAAGAGAATACACCCGGTGTTAGAGCCGGTGTTTTAGGAAAGTTTGGTATCGAATGAGTAAAACGACAGTGTTTGTACGTAATCCGTACAATTACGATATGGATAAAGTGTCTGATGAGACTGGTCTAAAGTGTTTAGACCCGAGCTTGGCTCAGCAGCATATGAAAGATGAGTGCGACATTAATGTTATTGTCGAACGATTTGGGGTTACAGGGGAGTTACCAACTACCCCTATTCCACCAACATTTGGTGATTTTAGCGGTGTGAGTGATTATCACAGCGCTATTAATGCTGTTAGAGCTTCGGAAGAAGCTTTTATGGCGTTGCCTGCTAAGATTCGGGCAAGGTTTGACCATGACCCGAATGCATTGTTGCAGTTTTTGAATGATCCTATCAATCGTGATGAAGCGATTGAGATAGGTCTTATTGATGGGGAACCCGTGGTTGCACCCATCGTTTCTGCAGCAGAAACACCTAAGCCGGAAGCGTAAGCTTTCGGCAGCACAGTTACATTACTTGATGTAACTGTGCTAGGTGACACCAAAACCACTAATTTAACTACGGAGTGCAACTAAAATGGGTCTATATCGTAAGCCAATGAGCAAATATAGTGCAGCGAAGAAATTTCGTCGTGGCGTAAGCAAGACGAAAGCATTGAATATGCGTACTTCACCACAGCGTGGTGGTTTTAGACTGTAATATATGGCGTGTTATAAGCCGTTAACGGCTTATCAATGCGCTGACAGATCTATTATTTGGCGAGAATTACCGGGGGCGGACGTAGTCCGTACCCTGCAGTTGCCTTGTGGTCAGTGTGTTGGTTGTCGCCTTGAACGCTCACGTCAGTGGGCGATTCGTT